TATGTACTGAACCCGCGCCTTGGGGCGTACGAGCTGGAAGTGCTGCAGGACGCGAGCCCGCCGGAATAAAAAAGACCCCCGTGTCGGCAGGACACGGGGGCCAGTCGGGGAGGCGCGAGAGACATCGCGCAGGAGGGGAGCAACCACCCTCGAAGCGGACTCTATCAAGTTCTCCAGATACGTAAACCCTGCACGCTGTCCTCGACTACTATTTTGATGAAGACGTGTATTTTACGCCGCGTGAGTAAATCCCTAATCTTCGCGCGGGCGGCTACGCAGTTTACACACGGGATAAAGATAGATTGCCCCGGCTTAAACTCTATCCAGTTTACCCGATACTCAACCTGCTCCACCCGCATCGGCGTCCTCGGCTGCGGCCATACCGCGCATATCCATGAAGCCCGGCGCAGCGGTGTTAAAGACCAGCACATGGGACGGTGCTGAGGCAAGCTTCATGCCGGACGAAAGCCGCTTGGTCGCGGTGCCGATGAACACTCCCATAGAGGTAAGGGTCTTCAAGGTGTCCCGGTAATTGATCTGGTACTTGACGCAGTCCGTCTTGAACGCACCCGCTGTGAAATAGAGCCGCTGCACGTCTGGCTCGAACCGGATCAAGAGCTCCCCCTTGGGCTCCCGGCTAGGGAGCGTAGCCATGTTGGACTTGGGGTCCTTCTCGGCGTTGACTACCAGAATGTTCTGCAGGTTGCGGTTCATGTACTCCGCGAGGACAGACACCGGGTCGCTGAGCGCGGGCGGGAGGGTCACTTGCTCCCGCATGGACAAAAACGCCTTACAGGCAAACGCGTAGATCGCGCGGATATCCCAGTCGAGCAGACCGAGCTCCTTGGCGATCAGACCCCCGGCGATATTACATGCAACCTCTGCCGCCCAGAACCGTTCACTCTTTGTAACTCGCAGCTCTTTAGCCAGCCGCTCCTGCATCCCGGTCAGTGTAGCGATGGCGCTTTCTTTGTTGTTAACGAGGAAGTCGACGTAGATGGGACCTGCAACCCCGTAGTTATCCAGCAGCTGGTGGTCGAACATCTCCCTGCCGAGCTCTGCGTCGATGGCGTCGACGTGGCCGATCTTGTACTCAAAAATACGCATGAGCTCCCCGGAGGGGTTGGTCTTGATCGAATAGAGCTTCTCTACAAAAGACGCGTTTGAGCTGCACAGGCCGATGGTCTGCCACGTCGTGGTGTTGGTGCGCATCTCGTTCACAGACTGCTTCATGCGGTCCTTGCCGCGCCCCTGCGTCAGCCCGTAGAGGAAGTCCGAAAACTCCTGCGCCGTGGTGTTGGTGATCTCGTCGAACGTACAGGGCAGGTTGTTGTTCATACCCATGCGCTGCACTTTGGCGTTCATGGTGTCGGCCTGTGTCAGACACAGACCTATGGGGGAGCCGTAGACGCTGTTGCACATAAGCAACGTGGTCGTCTTGCCAGTGCCCGACTCCGGGTGCACTACGTTGATAGCCGCGCCGCTAAGGCCAGTGAACTTGAAGAGCGGAGCGCCAAACGCAGTAAGCGCGGCGAAGGCGTGGGGTTCGAGCCCCTTGCGCCCGTAGAGGTTAAAGACCTCCTTCCACTTCTCCAGTGTGCCTCTAGGCTGCATCTTCGCTGCGAGGTTCTCGGTGACTGATGACGGTGGGCTCGAGAAGGTGCCGTCCGTTGTGTATTCTTTGTCACCCAGAACGAAACCTTTGTCGTCCTCGGTCCAACCCATTTGCTGCCGCATTTTCTCTACCTTTATCCTTTTTTCGAGGTCTTCGATGGAGCTCAAGACGTAATCTTGAAGCATATCGAACCTTTTCTTTCGCGTCACAATACCCTGTGACGCCAACAACTTCCGGAACTCAACGCCGTCGTGCGCGCCTGCGAGAGAGACAGTGAACTCTTTCAGCCCGTCCATAGGTTTGTGCGCACGCATTATGAGGACGTCGCCTTTAACCACGTCGTTCATGCGCTTCAGGACGTAGATCGGGTACTCATAGATGAGCGTGGGTTCTTCTTCGTCCTTCGATGCCACCCGCCACAGGCTATAGTCTTTGCCCCACTGATACGGAAAAGGGGGTTTAGGGTATCTCCCCGGCAGGGGCGCAGGGTCTTCGCCCTCGTCCGTCTCGAACTCCGGGTCGACTTCGGGTTCCTCGGGCTCCACCACCACCCGACCTAGCGCCAAGGGGTTAGTGATTTTGCCCCAGTGCGGGCAGCCTTCGCAGCCGCCGGGGTTATGAATGTCGAATTCTTTGCAGGAGTGAGGCCCCTTAGCGCCTGCCATTTTGCGCGCCGTGCGCTCGGGCGTAAACTCGGGGTGGCCTTCTGATAGTTTAAGCGAAGCGCTTTCACGGTCGAAACAAAACTTAGCAATAGAAAGCGCGTTGAACCAACGGGGCTCTCCCAGCGTAGCGCGGTTCTCGTAGCAGTCCCGGAGCTGATTGCACCCTGTGCCCGACAGGCTGCGCCGCATGATCTTGGCGAAGCTGGTGTCGCTGCTATCCCGTAGCGTCTTGGCGAGGGGAGTTAATTCTTTACTGCCCTCTCTTTTTGCCAGCGCCGTGCGCGGTGCAACGTAGGGGGTTGTCGGTTCCCCCAGAAGTTCCTTGAACTCTGCTAGGTCTACGGCCTTGGAGTAGGCGATGACTTCCACGGGCAGTGGCTCGTCGCCCTTGTGGTTGAAGGTGCCGGGCACACGCAATATGCGAGCCACTTCGAAGATCGCCGGGTCGACGTAGAACTCACGCTCTACGCAGAGCTCCCGCAGGCGGGCGGCGACGGGCTCCCACTCTTCACGGGTCACGGCCTCAGTGAGCGGCCAGTATGCGTGTACCCCGCGCCCAGAGTTAACCAAGGTCGGGCGGGGCAGGTGCAAGTCGGTGCAGAAACTGCGCAGGGCAGCGATAGCGGCGGTCTGGTCTTCGTAGCCCGCAGGGCGGCCTGTCTTGGGGTTGGGCACGGCCTTGCTAGGACCGCAGTCGATATCGAGCCACAGCGCCTGCAGGCTGTGAACATTTTCCTTGGTGCGGTTCTCGTTGGTCTTGAACTTCGCCACGCCGAAGAAGACGTCGCGGTTAGCGGCTACGTGCTTTTTAACAAGGGCGTCTACAGCTTCTCGCGTCTCGACGAAGTCCTGACGTACAGCGCCGTTCTTGATGCCGACGACCGCAAACCACCCGCCGGGTGGCTGCACTGTGCTGAGGAGGTCTTTGTCGGTCATGGGTGCCCGCATACGCGGGGGACCCCGCGCATTTACACTGGATGAAGTGAAAAGCTTGCGCCTTAGCGCAAGGAGGCGAGGTAAGCCTCAACGTCAGGGAGGAACCGCTTCTGCGGAGAAGTGACCCCGCAGAACCAGTTGTATAACGTCTGCCTACTCACCCCGATCCGGCGTGCAACGTCGGTTACCGGCACATCATGTGCGATGCACAGTTGGCCTAGTTGCACGCCGAGGCTCTCAGGGTCTGCAGCCGCGTTACAGGTATAGAGGCGCAGGCTATACCCCCGAAAGCCAGTTGGGTTAGTCATCATCGCCCCACGCAGAAATCACCGACTGCAGCTTCGACTTGGTCGGAACTTCTTCCGTGTCTTCAACCGCACGCTTGCGCGTGATCGGCGGGGCCACTTCCTCTTCTTCCTCGTCCGGCTCGTCCGTGAACACCGGCTTCGCCTTGGCCTTGGGGGCTTCGACTTCCGCCTTGGCCTTGCGGCCAGCAGTGTCCGCTTCGAACGCAGTAATCACCGTGTAGCTGGTAGCTTCCGGGCGCTGGCGCGCCTCCGCGACAAGGTCAATCTCCTCGTCGGTCAGTTCCCGCGTAGGAGAGAACTGCAGCTCCATCGTTTCAGCTTCGTCGTTATACGCAACCTTGGTCACGACTTCGTCGAGCGAGAAGTTGTTGGCGGCGAGATACTTGTAGTAGCTCTCGAAGGGATGGACGTTACCCACACCCTTGCCGAACAGAGACTTGGCCGGGATGTTGAACTGATAGAGGTCGCCAGCCGGATCACCGGGCACCACAACAGCCAGACGACGTTGGTAGCGGCAAGCGCGACCCTTACCCTTAGCGCCCGACCCAACCACGTTCTGCGGGCAGGCGGCGCAGGAGGCAGCCTGCTTACCCTTCGCACCAGCTTCTGGCACGTCACCGGCATTAGACCAGCAATCGGGAGCGGCGGGCGGCGCGTCGGGATCATACTCGTTGGCGTAGAAGACGCGCGAGACTTTCTCCAGCGTGTTGACCACGATGATCTCCATCTCGCCCTTGAGGGGCTTACCAACGACTTCGCCGTTGATGATGCGCTTGAACGTACCGTTGGTGTTCAGCTGGATACGCCGGTTCGTGGTGGACGACACCAGAGACTTAGCGAGCGGGCTGAGCTCGCGCTTACGGTTCGAGGGGAGGGAACCGTTGTTGAAGATCGTAACTGCACCCATTGTGCTAGTACCTCTTATCGGGCCGAAGGACGGCGGACGGAAATGATAAACTTACGGTCGGCCTGCAGGCCGGGCGGGGTAAGATCGGGCATGTCCCCCAAGAACTGTTGCATCAGGTTGTTGTTGATGCGCTTTTCGAGGAGCCACGGAACCTTGTTCTCGTTGATGAACTGATACATGGCCTCCCAATCGCTAGTCCAGTACCTAGAAAGCACGCGGCGGGACGCCGTCCCCGCTGGGGTACGCATACTGTCGATGTTCTGCTCGGCACACACTTCGAGCAAGGCTGCGGCGAGCTCTTCAAGCTGAGCCCTGAGGACCGCGATCTCCTCTTTGTGCTTTCCTTCTTTCTCGCTGATGGTATCCCGCAGGGTCACGTACTCCGCAACGATGCGTTCAACGGGTGTTTCTGTAGTCATAGGGTTGCTCCTTCCTCCGTCAGTAGTCTGCTTGTTTCTTGACAAAGTCAAGCCTGAGCCACGAGCTCGCGGTACAATTCCACAATTTTGTTGTGGTTGAGAATGTTCCCCCGGAGCATGGCGTAAAGCCGCTCTTCAACGGGACTTCCCTGTATGTGAACAACGGTCATAGCATTGCGTTGGCCCGGCCTGTCGATCCGGGCGTTGGCTTGCAGGTAGGTCTCCACACTCGTCACGGGCGCGTACCACACCACGGTGTCCGCCGCTGTCAAGGTCAGGCCATGAGACGCCGCTTGCGGCTGCAGGATAAGCACCTTGGGGTCCGGCTTGGTCTGGAAATCAGAAACGATCTGGCTGCGCGTGTTAAGTGAAACGCGACCGTCGATGCACTCGTTGCTGATGCCCTTGTGGTCTAGGT